TAACTAATATTGATAGAGCTAACACTCTTCCATATTTTGGTCCAGGTAATACTAGGGATACTACCTTCGAAAGACCAATTACGTGGTGTAGACAAACTCAAGATAAAATTATTAACGGACAAGAAGTTGGTAAAGATAGAGAACTTTACGAACCAGTTATTAATCCAATTGCAAATATAATAAATCCAATCGGAATTGGAGTTACTATCATTTATGTTGATAGATTAAGACCAATGTTTGATCTTAATAATGAAAATGTAGATTCTAACTTTAGAGAAACAATTAGAAAATCAGTTACTTTAATTAATCCTGTAACGACTGTAGGAGCGTCTGCAACCGCTGTTGTCTCAGTTGCAGGTACGATTGCTTCAATTACTGTAAATGATGGTGGAGTTGGTTATTCAACGGCACCAGACGTTAGTGTTGGTATAGGGTCTACAACAGCAACAGTGACATCAACAATCGCTAATGGAGTTGTCACTGGAGTCACTATTACTAATCCTGGTGCTGGATATACTCAAACTAACCCACCTTTAGTTTTTATTGGTCCTCCAGCAAAACAAACCGAAACCTGTAATGTATTAGATTCTGAATACCTTGGTGATTCTGGAATAGTAGTTGGACTTGGAACAACATCTGTTGGAGTTGGTTCAACAGGAATGATGTTCCATCTTCATATTCCTCTCAATTCTGATATGAGAGATACTAATTTAGTTGGAACTGCAGTGACTTTAAGTGGAATATCTACTGGGGATTATTTCATAGTAAGAAATTCTAATTTAGGAGCAGCATCAACAAGTATAAATTCTCTTGGAACTGATAATTCTACAATTATTGGAATTGGATCAGAGTTTATTGACAATGTATATGTTGTTAATTCTATAGGATTGACAACTCAAGTTGTTGCTGGAGTTAGTACAACTGTCGTTAAAGTAAGTGTAAACACTAACCTCAATCCCAATGGAGTTTTAGGATTCTCAACTGGCGCATTCCTTGGAGAATACTCTTGGGGTAAGATTACTTTAGAAGCAAGAACTAAAGAAATTTCATATCCAGCAAATACATTGTCTGGAATAGGAACAAATGGATTGACCGGTATATCTACCTCATCTAAAGTTTATAGAACTAGATATATTAGGTACAAAAATTTCACATGATTTTTTGTAATAAATAAGTAAAAAAGTCCGTCAAAAATGGCTGCAATTATAACTGATCAAATTAGAATATTAAACGCAAAGAATTTTGTCGCCGGGATTGCTAATGCTAGTAATTCCTATTATTCTTTTGTTGGACTTCCAAATCCGACAGATTATTCTACGACATGGAACGACAATCCTCCGGCACCAAAAGACAATTTTGATGAGGAGAATGATTATTGGAATACAATGATTGCGATGAAGAGGATTAATTCCTCTGACGTAAGGCAGGTTGTTCCAAAGCGAAATTGGTCCTCTGGAACAACTTTTGATATGTATCGCCATGATTACAGTAGATCAAATACTGCTTCTGTTTCTGGATCCACTAATTTATATAATTCAAATTTTTACGTTTTGAATAGTGATTTTAGAGTTTATATTTGTCTTCAAAATGGAACAGACCCGGAAAATACTCTTGGTAGACCATCTTTAGATGAACCATTGTTTACAGATTTAGAACCAAGAGCAGCCGGAACTAGTGGTGATGGCTATGTGTGGAAGTATCTTTATACCATTAAACCTGCAGATATTACTAAATTTGACTCTACAGATTTTCAACCAGTTCCGACAGACTGGAGTACTAGTAATGATACCAGTTTAGTTAGAGAAAATGCTGTAGATGGTTCTATTAAAATTGTCACAACAACTAATCGCGGGGTCGGTTTAGGAACAGCAAATGTAACATATACAAGAGTACCAATTAAAGGAGATGGATCTGGAGCAGAATGCACTGTTACTATTGATGGGGATTCTAAAATTGATGAAGTTGTAGTATCTGCTCAAGGATCTGGATATACATTTGGAACTTTAGATTATGAAAGTGGAGGAATTCCTACAGGAACTACTAGACCAACATTTGACGTAATTATTCCTCCACAGGGAGGACATGGTGCTGACATCTACAGAGAACTTGGAGCATATAGTGTTCTAATGTATTCTAGAATTGAAAGTGATAATGAAAATCCAGATTTTATCACAGGAAATCAATTTGCTAGAATTGGAGTAGTAGAAAACCCACTTTCTCCAGCTGGAGGTTCAGTTTTAGAAATAGATAAGGCAAGCGCAGTTAGTGCTCTAAAATTGACGGGTGTTGGATATAGTGAAGCAACTTTTACACCTGATTCTTTTGTTACTCAAATAGTTGGAACTGGTGCTACTGCAGTGGGTAGAGTTGTAAATTATGACCAAAATACTGGAGTTTTAAAGTTTTGGCAAGATAGAACTGTTGCTGGATTTGCAACATCGGGTAATAGAGTTACTGATCCAACTTACGGATTTCTGCTAAGAGGTTTTACTGGTACTCCAACTGGAGATGGAACTCTTACGATTACACCATCTACAGGATTGCAGTTGAGTATTGATAGTTCATTTAGCGATAACAAAACAACGATAAATAATCGTACATATTATCTTGGAATGGATTTCACTACAGGCGTTGCATCCCCAGAGGTAAAACAGCATTCTGGAAACATTATATACGTAGATAATAGACCTTCTATAACAAGATCGTCAAATCAAAAAGAAGACATAAAAGTTATCTTGCAGTTCTAAAGAATTATGCCACAGCAGACAAACCTTAACGTAGCACCATATTTTGACGATTTTGATGCAACGAACGATTACCACAAGGTACTTTTTAAACCTGGATATCCTGTTCAGGCAAGAGAATTAACGACTCTGCAGTCAATTCTGCAGAATCAGGTAGAAAAGTTTGGTCAGCACTTTTTTAAAGAGGGTGCTAAAGTAATTCCAGGCAATACTGGGTATTCTCAACTCTATTATTCTGTTCAACTTGCAAATACATTTCAAGGAGTTCCTGTTGAAGCATATGCAGATCAGTTAATTGGTACAAAAATTACTGGACAAACTTCTGGCGTTACTGCAATAGTCGATAATGTATTATCAGCAGAAGATTCTGAGAGAGGTACTGTAACTCTTTATGTTTCTTATGCGGGTTCTTCTAAAGTTGATAATACTACTCAAACATTTTCTAATGGCGAATCTTTAACATGTAATCAAATTATAACTTCTGGATTATTAGGAAATTCAACTATCTCAGTTGGAGCTCCATTTGCAAATACTTTAGCATCGAACTCAACTTCAACTGGATCTGTATTCCAAATTGAAAATGGAGTATATTTCATTCGTGGATATTTTGTAAATGTAAATAAAGAATCATTAATATTAGATCAATATTCAAACAAACCCAACTATAGAATTGGTTTGTTTATTTCTGAAGAGATTGTAAACTCAAATTCTGATGAGACATTAAATGACAATTCTCAAGGATTTAATAATTATGGAGCTCCTGGTGCAGATAGACTTAAAATTACTGCAAGTTTATTTAAAAAATCTCTTGACGATTTTAACGACGATAATTTTATTCTTTTAGGAACTGTTGTTGATGGTGTTCTTCAAGCACCAACAAGGAGAGGAAGTGCAAGAGGTGGCGGTGCAGTATTTTACAACGACCTTTCTGATGTTTTAGCGAGAAGAACATATGACGAAAGTGGACATTATATTGTAAAACCATTTAATGTATCTATTGTAAATTCCCTAAACAATAATTTAGGAAACCAAGGTTTATACGAAGAAGGTCAATTTACTGCAGGAGGATCAACTCCTAGCCCAGATTTATCGGTCTGCAGAATATCTCCCGGTAAAGCGTATGTAAAGGGGTATGAAGTCGAAACAATAAGTCCTACCTTTATTGATGTACCAAAACCAAGAGTTACGAGAACTATTGAGAATGAATTCTTCCCATATAATACCGGACCAACATTAAAACTCAATAGTGTTTATAGATCACCAACAATTGGTGTAGGTAACACTTTTATTTTAAGTCTAAGAGATCAGAGAGTTGGAGTAAATTCAGAAGCAGCTCCAGGAAATGAAATTGGTTTTGCAAGAGTATTTGATTTTAGATTAGAATCTGGGTCATACAATACATCATTCCCACAAGATAATGAGTGGGGAATGTCAATGTATGATGTGCAACCATTTACTAATATTACAGTTAATCAGGCTATAGATTTATCAATTCCTTCACATGTTGAGGGTAATAGTAGTGGAGCAACTGCATTCTTAAGAAGTCCTGTTAGTGCTGGAGTTGCATTAACTGTATATGATCAAAAAGGAGAGTTTATTAAGAATGAAACTTTAATTTTTAGAAGTGGAATTTCTACTCAAACAATTAGTGTCAATAGATCTATAGTCGATATAACTTCTCATAAAATTTCAGATGTAAAATCAGTTTATTCAAATACTGGAATAGCCGCAGGTACAAATGGAATTAATATTCTAGGAATCAATACATTTAGTGCAAATGTCATACAAACTCCATCATTACTTGTAGGTGTTGCGTCAGTTACCGCTCTCAGTGGAGTTAGTACTATTTCCAGCACCGATAAATTATTTCCAGGAAATATAAAAGTTAATAATTTGATTGAATATTCAGATCTTAGTACATCTGAAGATCCAATTCTTGCAAGAGTTGTAGGCGTTACTACAACTGAAGTAACAGTAGTTGGTGTAACTACTGTTCTTGGAGTTGCTAGTGGCAAGCTTCCATCATCTAATTTTGCAGCATCTGATCTTAAAGTTGTTAGTACACAACTAGATTCATCTTCTGACAATACGTTTTATACAAAACTACCAAAAAGCAATATTGCTGTTGTTGACTTAACTGATGCTGAAATAGTAATTAGAAAAGCATATACCGTAAATATTTCAGATAATAGATTAGATGCTACAAGTCTTGCAACAGTCACTTTACCAGAAGGAGAAACTTATCTCCCATATTCTGACGAAAGATATTCTCTTATCAGATCTGATGGAACAACCGAGTCACTTTCATCCAATAAATTTGTATTCTCTGCAAATTTAAGAGAACTTCAAATTAGAGGTCTTGGACTTAATGATGAAGATTGTCAACTCATAACTACAGTAAGAAAATCTACTGTAAAAGCTAAGAAAAAGATTAAAAATAGAGTTAAAACATTAGTAGTTGACAAATCTATAAATCCAGCATCTGGAATTGGTTCAACAACTATAAATGATGGATTATCATATGGACAATATCCTTTTGGAACAAGACTCCAAGATGATCTAATTTCTTTAAATGTTCCTGATGTTATTCAAATTCACTCAATATATGAAACATCTGATGTAAATTTAACGGATGATAGTTTTGGTGCTCCCGAAATGGATTTGACTCAGTTAAATGGTCCTAGTGCCTCGACTGGAGATATGACCATTGGCGAATTTATTGTTGGACAAACAAGTGGTGCTGTTGCAGTATTTGCGGAAGTTAAAGATACTTCAACTCTGAGATATCTCCCCAAAAATAATTTTAAATTTATTGAAGGAGAAACTGTAGTATTTCAAGAATCTTCTATTACTGGAGGGGTTGCCAGTTTAAATACCACTTCATTTAATATTTCTTCAAATTATACATTTGGATCAGGACAAAGAAATACGATTTATAATTATGGATTTTTGACAAGAAAAAGTGATTCGGAAGCACCAAAAAATAAAATAAAAATATATTACAAAAGTGCTTCGTTTGATTCTTCAGATACTGGAGATATTGTTACCGTAGAATCGTATAATGATTTTAATTATTCAACAGAAGTTAAAGCTATTAATGGTATATTAAATACTGATATCATTGATTTGCGTCCTAGAGTTAGTGAATATGCAGTAGCAGAAGGTTCTAGATCCCCTTTAGAGTTTCTTGGTAGATCATTTAATACTGCAGGAAATTCTGTTCCTAATATCTTAGCATCTAATGAAACTATTTTCTTAGACTATGCATACTATCAAGGAAGAATTGATAGGTTATATCTGCATAAAGATGGTAAATTCCAAATGAAGTTTGGAACTCCTTCGGATGATCCGAAGAGATCTAAACCAGAATCTCCAGATAATGCTATTGAAATTGCAGAAATTCAATATCCACCATATCTTCATAACGTACAACAATCATCTATTAGATTCTTGAAGTACAAGAGATATCAAATGAAAGATATCAAGAAATTGGAAGATAGAATTAGAAATTTAGAGTATTATACTCAACTTTCTATGCTGGAGTCATCTACAGCAAATCAATTTATTTCTGATGATAATGGACTGAACAGATTTAAATCTGGATTTTTTGTAGATAATTTTACATCTTTTGCTACTCAAGATTATAGATTGGGTAGAAAGAATAGTATTGACCAAACAAATCAAATTCTTAGACCAAAGCATAGTACCAATTCGTTTACATTGCAAACTGGACCGGTTGTTGATGAGGATACAACAGCAGATCAAAGAAATTCAAACATAGAAGGAACAAATGTTAGAAAACAGAATGATATACTGAGTCTAGACTATTCAGATATTGAATTTATTACTCAATCTTTTGCAACTAGAACTGAAAGTGTAACTCCTTTCTTAATTAGTTTCTGGCAAGGAACTCTAGTGTTAACACCTGCTTCAGATAATTGGGTTACCCAAAACAGAATGGAAGCAAGAACAATTGATACTATTGGTAATTATTCTCAGATTATGTCTGAGGCTGAAGAAAAGTATGGTGTTGATCCTGAAACTGGATTTGCTTCAGAAATATGGAATTCTTGGGAAACAAATTGGTCCGGAACAACCTCCACAGAATCTACTACTCAACAAAGTACATCTACTTCTAGTCATACATTTGGTCGTGGTGGATGGATTAATGGTGGCAGTGGTGGACCTGCTGCATGGGTCCAACAAACTACTACGCAACCAATCGAACAGGATGTTGTTAACACCACAGAATCTGGTGTAAAATCGAGAAGTGGTACTCAATATCAAGTTGTTGAAACTTTTGATGAACTTTCTGTTGGTGATAAAGTTATAAGTACTGAAATTATTTCTACAGTAAGGTCTAGAAATGTTGAATTCCATGCAGCAAACTTAAAACCAAGTACTCGAATCTATGCATTCTTTGATGGAAAAGATGTAAGTAAGTATTGTGTACCTAAAATTATTGAAATTAGTATGAAATCTGGAATTTTCCAGATTGGAGAAACTGTACAAGGTAGAGTGCTTGCTACAGGACTTGGTGAGGAAGGGAAGAATACAGATCCCGAAATTAACTTTAGAGTCGCTCAATCTAATCACAGAAGAGGTGATTATGATTCTCCAACGGAGGTTTATCCCGACAATCCTTATACGAACGGTGAAACAATTCCTGAAGTATACTCATCTACTTCAACTATCTTAAATGTAGATACTTATTCTCTTGCAAATCAACCACAGGGAGATTTCTTTGGTCACATTCAGACTGGAATGATTTTAAGTGGAGAAACTAGTGGTGCAGAGGCAGAAGTAACTAATGTAAGGCTTATAACGGACAAATCTTCTGCTTTAGTAGGAAGTTTCTTTATTCCAGATCCAGACAATGGTGATAATCCTAATTTCAAAACAGGAACTAACGTCTTTACTTTAACAAATGATCCAGATAATGATCAAGATGCTGCTACCACTGTTGGTGAAGAAGCATATCAAACTGCTGGTACTATTGAAACTGTTCAGGATCAAAT